AAAAACTTTCTCTATTGGGTTTTCTATCAAAGATGCAGAGTATGACAGAGAGTCAGATATTTTTACGATCAAAGATCTAGAACTATTTGAAGTATCAGTCGTATCTGTGCCGGCAAACCAAGATTCAACTTTTTCTGTGGCTAAGTCATTAGACACTGCAGATTTAGACGAATTAAAAACGAAGTATGGAACGTCTGAAGTAACAGAAGCTGTTAAAGCTGAAGTGGCGGAAGATATTAATAATAAAACAGCACCTGTTGCTGAAGAAAAGGAAGAACTAGAAATGGATAAAAAAGAACTAGAAGCTTTACTGGCTAAAACTGCAGCAGATGCGGCAACAGCTGTAACAGCTAAAATAGAAGCTAAAAAAGCGGAAGAGAAGGCTGCACTAGCTGCGGAAACTAAGAAGCAAGAAGAAGCTGAAAAAACTAAGAATATTGCTATTGAGGCAGGTGCTACTGGTGCTGAGCGTCTTATGGCTGATATTGCTAAAAAGATGGAAGATGAAACTGCTTCATTGAAAGACATCGTTAACACAATGGGTGAAGAACTTAAAGCTAAATCTGATGAGATTGAAGCTATGCAACGTTCTAAGATGACTTTTGCTGATCATAAAGAAGAAGCAATCGCTAAAGAATCTGCAGAAAAAGCTTACTTACTAGGTATCGTATTACGTAAAAATATGTTTGATACAAAGTATGGTGCTGGTTTAGTAGAGAAGGTTAATACTTCTTCATCTGCACAAGTATCTTCAGATAAGTACGAGCAAGAAGTATCAACTAATCTTGAACGTGATATCTATGAGAAGCTAGTTGTTGCTCCTATGTTCCGTTCAATTGATATGAATCAAGCGACTATGGTATTACCAATTGCTCCAGATGCAGCTATGGCTGACTGGGTTGCTGCTAGTACTTACGGTGCTGATGCTACCACTGGTGGAACTAAGACTACTGCGTTAACAGAGATCTTATTACAGACGTATAAGATGGCTTCTAAGTCATTCTTAACTGACGAAACTGATGAAGATGCAATTATCCCATTACTACCTCTAATCCGTGACGGTTTAGTACGTGGTCATGCTCGTGCAACTGAAGATGCGTTACTTAATGCTGACTCTACAGTATCTCCAACTACTGGACCATTCAATGGTTTAATTAAGAAGGCTGGTACTAATGTAAATGCAGTTAAAGTTGGTACTACAGGTACTGCTAAGATTATTGCTAAGGACTTACTTGAGACTCGTCGTAAGCTAGGTAAGTGGGGCTTAGACCTTTCTTCTCTAACTTGTATTGTTAGTCAAGAAGTATACTGGGATCTATTAGAAGATGATAACTTTGCTCATTTGAATGAAGTAAATGGTCTTGCAACTAAGATTTCTGGTCAAGTTGGCTCAATGTACGGTATGCCAGTAGTTGTCTCTCCTGAGATGCCTGCTAAAGCAGACGGCGCAGCTGGAGCAGTAATTGTTGCTACTTCAAACTTCGTAATGCCTCGTATCCGTGGTTTACGTGTTCAGTCTGACTACTATGTTGAGAAACAGCAGCAAGTTATTGTTGCTACTCAGCGCTTCGGCTTCAGTGATATTATCGCTGGTCAAGCAGTAGTTGCTATGACATACGACTACTCTTAATATTAGAGTAACGTAATTAACGGGGGACCCGACAGGGTCGCCTGTTTTAATAATTGCATTTAAGGAGAAATAAGTGGCAACTTTAATAACAGTGGCAGACTACAAATCATATGCTGGCATTACTAGTACTAAGTTTGACACACAGATCTCTAATATAGTTACTGCAATAAGTGCAATTATTAAAACATATTGTAACCGTACTTTCGTAGATTACGCTAGTACAGATAAAACCGAGTATTTTAGTATCGCTAATGATGCTACCATATTTGTAGAAGAAATACCTATAATATCAGTAACATCACTAAAGGTACGATTAAACCCTAGGGTCGCGTACACTACATTAGTAGAGAATACTGATTTTGTTGTGGAAGAGGGGCAAATTGTCCATATTGATCCAACTACTGGTGGAGCATTAAAATTTCCACATGGACCACTAGCCGTAGAACTAAAGTATAAAGCTGGTTTTACGACAATACCTGGTGATTTAAAAATTGCTGCAATGGATATGGTTACTTTCTATATGAAGAAGGAAGCAACACAAGAAGTAATGATGATGTCTAAGTCTCCTAGTAATATTAGTAGATCGGCTAATGATAAGCAGGTATCTAATTTCCCTCCACATATTTCACGTATACTAAATTATTATAGAACTATACTGTAATGGCTGTAAAGGACCTCAAGAGGTTATTACTGAAGTACGAATCAAATTTAGCTAATAAAGCCAACTATAACGCGTCAAAATTAGCAAGAGTAAATACATACAATAATAGAGATTATGTAGTAGATTTAAGCAAGAAAACTATAATAAAAAATACTAAAGATAATATTAGAGTAGCAGGTAGAGATGAACCTACTGCTGCAGAATTAGAGAATATTTGGGAAAGAACAATTGCTTCTATTAAAGCTGCAATACCTCCCTTTGGTGGAACAGGAAATAAAAGTGTTGGTGGTGCAGGGCAATTTAAAGTTACCTGGAATTCTAGCAATACTATTATGTATATTAAGAATGTAAAGAATGATCCATGGTCGGGGCAAAGTACCCATACATTCCTATTAAAGCTTAGGCAAAAGTTAGAAAAGGAAGTATGGGGCTTCAATGTAGGTAGTGTTGCTAATAAAAAAAGAGGTACCAGTACTACAGCAGGTGTAGATATTGGACATGTTGAGGACTTAATACTCGTACAATTAAAAGATACTCTATTAGGCAGTATTAATGATATTATTAGAAGCTTTAAATCTACGAAAGCAGCTAGAGGTATAATTTTAGATGATATAGCAAAAGAGCTAAGAAGTGGAGTAGCTAGCGGAAGTATACCCTTTAATACATTTATTGAAGTAACTAAGAATATAACTAGTGAAGGCACAATTAAGATGGGTGTTGGAGTAGGTGCAGAAGATGTGCCCTTAAAAACTTTTGAAAAGTGGATTGAAGTTCAGTTTGAGGCTACTTGGCAGAACCAAGGACAAAAGTCTAAGGATGTACAAGCTGCTGCTAAACTATTCAAAAAGACCATATTACCTGAGATATTAAAAAGTTTAAATAAGTTAGTAGGTCAAAATGATTGGCCCGGGCAGAAAGCAAGTCCTGCAATTAATGAAATGATTGATACTATGATAGAGAATTCTCTATTTAGTACTAAAAATGTTAATACTAGATTCGGCTCAAAAGCTAAGAGTAAAAAGAAAGCTGCAAAGCTAAAGTCTAAAGTAACTAAGGTTAAAAAGTATTTAAGAAAGAAACCTAAGAAACCACCTCCTAGTAAAGGAGATATAAGAAACTATATTCAAGACCCTAGAGGAAATTGGATTTCCCCTATAAGTCTTACAAGCTTAATAGATGGATTAGTAGGGTCACAAGTTGCAGCTAATATGGGTACTCCTGCTCTTAACTATCGTACAGGTAGATTTTCAGAGTCAGTAGAAGTACTTGATATAATGCCAGATACTGGCATTACTATTAGAGGACAAAGACAAGAACAAGTGACGGCATATTATACATATATGAAAAGACCGTACGAAACTTTTGAAAGAAAAGACAAATGGGGTGAATTTAAAAACCCAAGAAGATTAATTGATAAGTCTATCCGTGAGATAGCTACAAAGTATATTAATGCGAGGTATGACTTAAGGACGGTTAGATTATGAGTTTAGGGAAAGCAAGAGGTGCTATAGTTGACGCTATAGTTACAAAGCTTAAAACTATTGATGGTTCAGGATTTTTTAATATTGACCTATCCAATAATGTTGAAAATAAGCTTGTATTTTGGGATGAATTAAACGACTTTCCTTTTGTGTCAGTCGTTGCGGGAAGTGAGAGAAGAGAATATCTACCAGGTAACTTTAAGTGGGGATTTTTAAATATTACAATACGTATGTATGTGTATGATGAAGACCCTGTTTCTGAGTTAGAAAAACTATTGGTAGACACAGAAAGCGTCCTAGATTCTAATAGGCAGTTAAATTATGCCACTGGAATGGACACAACGGAAGTTCTGATTGCTCAAATATCTTCTGACGAAGGTTTATTAGCACCCTATGGTGTGGGCGAGATGAATATTATAGTTCAATACGAAGTTCAATAAGTACAATATATCAACACTGGTTAGATCCCTGTTAAATCTTATAAGAACCAAGTAAAAATAAAAGGAAAATAAAATGGCTGTAAATTTAAGTAGAAATACTAAGGTATACTTCTCAACTGCTACTGTTACTGCATCTGGAGCAACGGGAGGCGACTTCACTGCCTCTAACACTTATGAAGTACCTGTACTAGATGGTTACTCTTTTTCACAGAGTACTGCTACACAAGAGATTCAACTAGACGAGGCTGGATCTTCACCTAATCGTGGTTCTCGTTCTTTCAATACTGCAATTAACCCAGTAGACTGGTCAATGAGTACGTATATTCGTCCATTCGATACTGAAGTTACTGCGGGTTCACCTGCTGTAACAACAAGCACTTACACTGCTGTAGAAAAACGCTTATGGAATGCATTCGCATCAGATAAAGCTGTAGGAGTAGCTGGAGCTGCTTGGACAGACTCAGCTGGTACTAGTGGTCTTCCGTCTGACGGCGCTAAGTTTAAACTGATAAATTCTAATAAACACCAAATGCAAACTTTCCATTTAGTATTTGAAGTAGATAATGTATTTTATGTAGTTAAAAACGCTGCAATTACTTCTGCTGAATTGGATTTTTCAATTGATTCTATTGCAACAGTTGCATGGACTGGTTTTGGACAAGAACTAGAAGAGATGGCTACACCTACTGCTTTCGCTGCTGAAATGTTGGTTGCTGTTGATGTTGCTAATAGCTTTATCACTAATAAACTATCTACTATTACATTAGTAGAAGTTGGTTCAACTGGTACACAAACCTTTACTGTTCCAATTACTGGTGGTAGCTTATCATTAGAAAATAATATCACATACCTAACTCCTGAAGAGTTAGGTACTGTTAATAAGCCTATATCGGCTTATTACTCAGGAGCTCGTGGAGTTACTGGAAGTTTAAGTGCTTACTTACGTTCTGGTTCTGGTTCTTCTGATACTGGTGCTTTAATGAAGTCTCTAGTTAATAATACAGAAACAGAAAACTTCTATAAGCTTGTAGTTAATATCGGGGGTACCTCTGGTAACCGTGTTGCTGCTACTATGCCAGCTGTACAATTACAGATTCCTTCTGTAGATGTTGCAGACGTAATTGGTACAACTATTAGTTTTGTAGCGCAAGGGTACACAGGTACTGGTGCATCTACAGCATATGATATTACTGCTAATAACGAAATAGAGTTAGAGTACAAGTCTGTATAATTACTTAAGTAATTAATAAAACCCCTATAGGTCTTTGGCCTATAGGGGTTTTTTATCACCTGTAAAAAATTTTTCTTGACATTTTGGTTTCCCCCTGTTATAATATTCTTGTGCGGTATAGAAAAAAAGACTTCTTACGATAAGGAGTTAATGTTATTTAAACTAAAGAGATCCCGCCGTACAGGGATAGGAGAAAAAAAGAATGAGTGAAGTAAAAGAGACAACCGTAAAAAGAAAGTTAAGCCTTTCGAGCCTATTGACGCCTTCTAAAACAGTAGAAGTAGATTATCCAGGCTTTCCAGGGTTTAAAATACAATTAACGTATTTAGGCCGTGATGAGCTTTTGAAATTAAGAAAAAAAGCTACAACAACGAAATTCGAT